GTTGGATTGGGGTCTTACGATGGGAACACTCAACCCGGACTTGTCGGCCACCATGCACCGGTCGGGGAATCCTACGGCACCCGGTTTATCAATATTAAATTAAATGGCGTGGCTACCGCAACTCCGGTTATTACCCTTACCAGCGAAACATCCGGCTTTCAATTACTTGGCAGCACGATTGACGGGAACGCGGGAACCATGACAATCGGCATCCAGGCAACGGCAAGCCCGTTCCTTGTTGTTGATAACTGCGATTTTATTGGAACCTTTGTCACTTCTTACATGACATTCGGGACCGGCCAGGCGGGACGAACAAGAATCATGAATAACCGAATGCTTGGAACGGCGGCAAAGGGAATCGTGGCGGGTGCCGGTATGACCTCTACATGGGCCTCATTGGCTGACAAAAACATCATTAAGGCGACGGGCTTGACAATTGATGATGATTCCAGCCTTTTCCATGTCACCAATAACAACCTGATCACCGCCGCCAATATTGCAACGACAACCGCCGGGTATGATTTTAATTTGGCGTTATCTTCAAATAATCATTTGACCGGCTTAAACGGTGTGGCTGCGGAAGTTCCTTTCCAGGTCGATGCTGAATAAGGAGCGTGAACCATGTCTATAACCTTAACAACGCCCGATACTGGACCTGGATCATTTAATGGGTTTATCGTTAACGGTGTTTCCGCAGATGCCTCAGCTTGTGAGGTATTAAAAGCCGCCCCTGCTACCGGTGTGTCAATTTATATTAATCGGTTAACGATTAATAATGGAGCCGCTGCCTTGAGCCACACTATCGGTGAAGGGGAGACAACCAGCGCACCGGATACCGCGTTAATCGGTCCTATTGCGATGGCGGCGAATACTTCTTTGGTGTTTGATTTTTACCCGCCCATGAAACTGACAGCGGCAACGGAATTGGTCGTTGATTCTTCCGGTGCCGGTGCCGTGTGCGTTTTTGTGCAAGGATATATTGAATAAATGATTACAAACCTCATCACCGCTCCGACATCTGAACCCGTATCATTGGCGATGCTGAAAAGTCATCTTAAAATCGATACCGGGGATATGGCGGATAGCGTAACCCCTGAACAGAGTATCGTTCCCGGTAGTCATGCTGTGACTGCCGGGTTCACTCTGTTCGGATCAGCCGTTACCATGACCGCTGATTCTGCGCTGGTGATGGTTGATTCGGGCACTAACGGTGCTGGCGGGACTGTTGATATAAAGATTCAGGATTCCGTCACAGGCACAAGCTGGGACGATTGGGATGGTGGGGCGTTTGATGTCATTAATGAAGCAAACGATAATCAAATTCATGAAAAAGAATACACGGGCGGCAAAGATTACATCCGGCTTGCCGGTCAGGTTTTAACCGCTGCGTGTGAGTTTGGCGGATCAATCATTCAGTACACCCCGACCAGTGGTGAGGATGATTTACTTAATCGGATTTTAAAGGGTGCCAGACGATGGGTTGAGGAAGATTTACTGCACCGACAACTCGAAATAGCAACATGGGATTATATTATCCAAGATTGGCCGCATATCGATGCGATTAAACTGCCAAAGGGCAATCTGCAATCTGTTACCAGTATTATCTGGAAGGATTCGGACGGCACTGAAACTACGTTGACCGAAAATACTGATTATTTGGTTGAAACCAACGGTGATCAGTGTGGCCGGATTGTTTTACCATATTTAGGGACATGGCCGAGCGGTACGCTGTATCCGTCAAATCCAATTACGATTCGGTTTGTTTGTGGCTACACAACCGTTCCGGATGATTTTAAAACATTAATATTATTTGTTGCTGAGAATGTTTACATGCGAAGCGAATATAGTAAGCAGTTGAAGAATACGGTTAAAACTTATGGCAACGACAGGTTGCATGATGAATTTAACTAAACTCAATAAAAGAATCACGATTCAGAAACCTGGTAAAACAGCCGACGGGTCCGGTGGTTTCAACGATACATGGTTTGATGTTTGTACGGTGTCGGCGGCAATATGGGCAATTTCAGCCAAGCAAATAATTACCAACGACCGTCCGGCTACGGAAATCACAGATCGTATTCGTATTCGATATCGAAGAGGCATTCGGTCATCGTATCGAATAAAGCATAAAACCGATTATTACAGTGTCTTTGGCAGACCGATTCAAACTGACGACGGTTTGTGGCTGGACATGTTGTGCAAGGGGTCGAAGTGAAAGTTCTAACAGATGCAATCTATGCAGAATTTTCAGGGTCATCTGTTTCAAGTTTGGTTGGCGGAAGAATGTTTGAGGATTTTGCCCCGCCCAGAACAGAATACCCGTATATCGTTTATTCCATTATCACATCTGTAAAGGACAAAACCTTCACGGAAGAATTTAAAGACACGACAGTTCAGTTTTCTATTTTTAGTACAAGCTCCAGTTCTTCGGAGATTAAAGAAATATATAAAGGGGTGTCTGAACTTTATGACGAATGTTCCCTGCATCTTTCCGAGGGAACACTATTACGGATGCATGAGGTTAATTTGGTCCCAATGCCGATAGAGAACACTGGGTCGCCAAATGCACCGTTGTTATGTAGGCATTATGCCGTTGATTTTGAAATTTTAACAGAAAATTAAGGAGATAGGAAGATGACAGAAGTAAACAGAATGTTGGGTGTAAACGCATCATTGGTTTTAAAATTTGGTGATGCAGATCAATCGACCATCAAAGGATTGAATTCATTAACCCTTCCGGGGCTTACCAGATCCAAGATTAAATCTGAAGAATTCGGTGTTGATTTTGCCGTAAACGATGTGGGTGGTGGTGAGCATGGTGATGTTCAGTACGCGGGAAACATGGTCCTTGGAGATACGAATGGTCAGGATCAGTTAAAGGCGTATATCTTGGCGAACACAAAATTCACAGATGCCCGGATTTATCTTGGTACAGATGATGATGATTTTATGGCGTGTGATACTGCGTCTGATTCTGCCGCAGGCTTCCAGGTTATTACCCACACCCCCGGTCAGGTTGGCAAGGGTGGGACTTACCCGTTTTCAGGATCATGGGCCGTGAACGGACTGTATGCCTATTTCACAGTTCACGTTACGGATATTGAAGCGCCTACGTTGGCGTTTGTCGCTTCTGAAACTCCCACAACGATTGGCGGAACTATTACTGACTCCGGCAGCGGGTTTGTGACTAATGGTTTTCTCGCAGGGCAGACGTTTATTGTTGAAGGTTCAACAAGTAATGACGGGACATATTTGATTTTAACTGCTGAGGCGGGGACTATCACGCTTGATATAGCTGGTACAACCAGTCAATTAACGACAGAGGAATCCCCCGGCGTAGCAATGACCCTTCACGCAGGTACTTTTTAAATAATTTAAATAATTAAAGGGTAAAGAGGTTTTTATGATCTTTGATATTGATAAGCCTGAAAAACAACGGTTCTCGTTTTTCACATCTACGCTTAACGCAGATACCGGTAAAATAACGTATAACGATCCGGTTGGTGATGCATGGGTGGAACTTCGGTCCTCGCAACCTTTTTATGAAGAACGTCTGGCGAAACGGAAAAAGGTTGTTGAGCGAGTTTATAATCCCAAAAGCAGGGGAATGGACAGGGATGAATATTATCCGGATATGACTATTCCTGAAATAAAACAAGAACGTGATGAGGGCTGGGATTATGCGATTACTGATTTTGGCGGGTTTAAGGATGCGTCTAAGCAGATTATTGAAGTCACCCGGCCCAATAAGCTCAAAATGATGGCGAACCCTGTATTTGAGCGGTTTTATTCCAGGTGTATGGAGATCATGCAGAATTCCGGCATAACGGAAGAGGAAGAAAAAGTAAAAAACTCATCAGCTTTGCCATCTGGCGGTCTGGAATTGGAAGGCAAAGCTGCCAAGACTGCGAAAGAACATACGCAGAAGCCTGCGAAATAAACCCGTGGGACCCCCCTGGGACGGTTAAAGAAAAAATAGATCCACCCTGCGAAACTTGCAGGGTGCATCTTAAACCTGAGAATGTGACTACCTACAGTGTGTACGAACGATGTTCGGATGATTGGATTATGTCAGGGGGTATGGAATCACGCAGGATATCAATTTCAGGGCCAGCGATCGAAACAGCCATGCGGATTGTCGGGGGTATTCGAGGTAGAAAGCAGAGGCAATATGTTTTTGACCGGGTGAAAATGGTCGGTCGGGCAGTGGCAAATGAGATATCGGAAGAAATGGATAGGAAACGGGCGGAAACGAAAGCGGGCGGGTAAAAATGAGAGTCGCTAACTGGAAAGCACCGGAAGTTTTTGAGAGGGTTAAGAGTAGAGC